AAGAAGCGGCTTGTCGGTCCCGTTGAAACAATATTGGAAGTTTCCCCCAACCGTCGATATCTGCGGGGTTGAATAATAGCCGGATGTTCGGCTTGAGATTGTGGCCGTGACCGCCGCGTTAGGGTCGGCCACGCTCGTAATGTCGTAAATCCGCGTACTATCCGCCGCGAACCTCTTGCGCGTCGTGCTGCCGACATATTCCCACATGCTGACGACGGGAGAGCCCTGCAATGTGGCGCGCTTGGCTCTACCGCGCCTTATCCGAACCCCGCTTGTCGTCGGAAACCAGTTTTCAAGCACCAGCGCCGTTTCCGGCGACTGCATCGCAAGATTTTCAGCGACAACCCATCCCTTGCGAGGGGCCGGGATGCTCCTGATTTGCGTTGCCGAAGGCTTTTTTGCCGATGGCCTTACGTCAACCCGGCCCGGCCTGATCACGGGGACCGATCCGCGCTGTCATACATGGCATAATCAGCAAGCGCCGCTTCGTATTCGGCAAGGTGATCGGCGAAGTCCTGCCCGACATGCCGCCTTTGACGGGCAATAGCACCCTTCACAAGCAAATCTTCCGGAAAGAGTGCGGTCTGGTTATCCGCCGTGAACAGGGCGCTACTCGCGCTTGTCCAATTCAGGCTTTGATATGCCACCGTCGCTGTCAAACCACTGGCAAGGAATGGATAGAACCGGATCGCATTGCCGATCAGACTGTAATAGCGGGGTGTGCCCTCAATTGGCGTGAGGGAATTGAACTCATCAGGGGATATGGCCCCCCGAACCGTCGCCCCGCTTGCCAGAAGGACAGCGTTCCCTTTCACGAGGCGGGAGAAGTCGGAAGGCAGGGTATGGTCAACCGCAGCGCCCGTGCCCGTCACGGTCGCTTTAAGTCGCAGCCTGCCCCAATTGACGCGCCGGGCCGCTTCGATGCCCGTATCATTGATGAACTGGACAACATTGATCATAGCCCGGTCGGTCGAGCCGATGGCCGTGTTCGGTATGTCCAAAGCTGTATTGCGCGCCACGTCTTGGGCAATGGTAAGAAGGCTCATGGGGTTAGGCCCTGCATACGAACAACGCCGTTTGCCCAGCGTTCGCGGTCGTCATCGGTTTTGAGATCGGACATCGCATCGCCAAGCAAACCGCCCGTCAGGGTCGCCAATTCAGCATCACGAAGGAACTTCGCCGCCTCGTACCCAACGCCGTAGAGATAGACCATCGGATGATCGGCAAGCAGCCAATTCGTGGCCGTGACAGCGCCCGTATTCAGCGTCGGAATGGCTGCGAAATAGCGAAGTTCCCGCGTGCCCGTCAGGCCGTAGATTAGCACGTTCAACCCATCAATCGCGTATTGCGAATAGGCCGAACTTGCAGCCTTGATATCAGCGATGGACGTTGCCCGCAGCGGTTCACCGACTGGGCCGAATAAGGAGATGATTTCAAGGCAGTCAGTCGGAAGCGCAGCCGAACCTGACGTGAAGGTGAGCGTAGCCGTCGTCATCTGCTTGCGGGTCCGCAGCTTCTTGTTGAAGACGTTTTCCGCCATTTCCAGAAGGCGCGGAAATACGTCAGTGATATCGCGATTGCCGACGTGTTCCGAAACGGCAAGTCTCAGGTCAAGCAGATCGTTGAAAACGGCCATCAGACGTTACCCGGCCTCGTTCTGAAAGCCCGGTTGTCGCCGTCGTTCAGCCATCGGGAAATGAACTTCTGATCGCCCTGCGCATGGGCTTCCGCCAATCCGCTGGAGCGTTCAAGATCAAATGGAACAGAGGCAATGCGTGCCCACTCGCCAAAGCGTTTTCCTTCTGCCTGGCTATAGGCTTCCGCATTCGCCTTGATTAGATGGTCAACGGGCGTATCAATGCGGAAAACGGTGTCTCCGTTTTCGTCCGTCATCATCCAGATCGTGCGCCCGGTTTCGGGATCATGCTCAAAGAGCAGCCAATCCCCATCGGTGATATCCATCGCTGGAAACCTTACTGCTCACCGGGGAAAGCGTCGGCGCGTTCGGCCTTGCCTTCAGCCAGCAATCTGCGGGCTTCATCAAACGGAAGGTCGAGAATGTTGCCCACCTCAACCCGAACGTCTGCCTCTGGCCAATAGGCATAAAGCAGCTTGACGGGAGTGGTCTTGATAGCAGGGGCTTCCTGCTTCATTTCATCAGCCATTGCAGACTCCTGTTGTGGTTCGGGGATAGAAAAAGGCGGCGTCTCCGCCGCCTCTTTCGGTTTGCGTGGCACGCCTTTCGGCCAAGCCATCAGGCACCCATGGCCGCAAAGGAAACGACAATCGTTCCGTTAAGCGCCTGCGCCGATGCGTGCAGGTTTGCGACCAGGATAACCAGCGAGCCATCGGCGGGCTGGATTCGGGTCACAACGGGAGAACCCTGCGTATTCGTGCCGTTCGCCACGGAAGCAAAAACGATATCCGTAGCCCTGATCGCCGTGTTGGTAATCGTAAGCGTGTAGATCGCGTTCTGCGCGGTCGTGAGCGCTTCGGAAGTGATCTTGCCAAAGCGATTGGCAAGGGTAGCCGCGCCAGCAGCGGCGGTAGCCGTGCCGGAGTTGGTAGCAAAAATCGTCGCCATGACGAACATTCCTTTCAATTATTGATGGGGAAGGGGCGGGCCGAAACCCGCCCCATATTCGTCAGGTCGAAGCCGTCAGGCCGAAGAGATCGGCAACCACGCCAAGGCCCTTTTCGTTCTTCACGGAAAGGGTGCCCTCGCCAATTAGAACGCCGCGTTCCGCGTCACCCGTTTTGGCAACGTCCGTGTCTTCCTTGATCGGGCGCAGCCAGAGCCAGTCCATAAAATCAGGGTCAACAAAGAAGGCGTTGCGAGCGAGCGTGGCAGAACCAGCCATAACGCGGTTCGGCATGACCTTCACGCGGCCAAACGGGCCTTCGTAATAGTCAGCGTTACCGACGATGGTGCGGGTGCCCTCGTACTTGTTCACGTCATAGCGGAAGTTGGCGACGTTCGTGTCAGACATGAACGTGACGAAAACCGATTTGACGTAAGGCGAAACCACAAGGTTCTTTGGAGTGCCGCCGTTGTTATAGATCGACTGCATCACGTTATCGGTGAGAACCTTCGTGAAGGCGCGCTGCGTGCCGGGTGTGGGGGCAACCGTCAGGCCCGTGCCGGTGTTATAGCCGCCATTGGAGCCGCCGCTGCCGCGCGAGGTATTCGTTACCAGCCAGCTATTGAGCGAGCCGGACTGACGAGTAGAACCGCCGAGCGAAGCGATGGTGTCAACGATGGAAAACTCCACGTCCTTGCGAAGCTCCACACCACGCTTGAGCTTGGTGCGCTTGCGCTTAGTCGCGTTGCCCGCTTCCGCCGTGGTTTCCTGCGTATTGGAGATGATCCAATCCTTGCGGAAAATCTGCGTGAAGTTGGCGAGACGCGTTGGCGCAACCACTGCGCCGAAGGTGTAATCGTCACCTTCCTCGCGGATGTTACGGGCCGGAACCGCCAGATCGTCAACAGACCACTCGGGCTTGATGGCCGTAGCCTTGCCCTTGCCGATCATGGAATAGATGGGGGTATCTTCCGGGGTGATCATGCTGATCACGTCGGCAAGACTTTCGCGGTTCGTGGTCGCGTTCGCGGCACGAAACGTATTCGTTACAACGGCCATTGTGGCCTCCTGAGATGATGGGTTGAGGGGGTCAGTCGATCAGCGCCAAAGCGTCATCAAGACGCCCCGTGCTGCGCAGCCGCTGCTTCGCTTCATTCCGCGCCTTGGTATCCATGACCGACTGCGTTCCTTGACGCCGTGGGGGGGATACCGGAGGCGCACCCTGCACCTTTGACTTTGCCGCCTTTTTCGCTTCCAGCGCTTCCGCGCCGATGGATGCGAGATAGGCGAGAGCAAATTCCCTGTGATCCGTTTTCTTCGCGATCTCTTCCGGCGTGAAACCAAGCTCGATTGCCTGTTTCATGCCACGGTTGAAAAACTCGTTTCGACCCTTTTCGGTCGTCGTCATCGGGAAGCGTTCGGCAAGCCGAGCGTTTTCCGTGGCGAGAGTTTCGCGAAGCTGGTCCTGATTCAATTTCGCCGTCGCCTCTTTCGGGGCATTGGCAAGATTGATCAAAGCCTGCAACTGGCCAAGCGCAGATTCGTACACCACCTTTTGGGAGTAGTGTTGCTGCGGGTCAGTGAAGATCAAGGCGTCATTCGGCGGGGGCGGGAGTTGCTTAGCGAGGAAATCGGCAAACACATCCACAGTGCGCGAGACGCGTTCTGCTTCCGCTTCAAGATTGCGGCGCGTTTCCGCTACCTGCGTTGTCTTGATGCGATAATCCCGGTCCCGCATGTAGCCGTTTTTCAGTTCGGCAAGCGGAACGGATTCGCCCGATGGGAGCTTAACGGTAACATCATCTTCAAGGGGCTTTTCAGCCTCTTCGGATTTGTCTTCCGCTTCCTCTTCGGGTTCCTCTTCGGGATTTTCGACCTCTTGGCCTTCCGCCTCAGTCGTCTCTTCTTCGCCTTCCGGCTTTTCTTCCTCCGGTTGAGGCTTGGCAGGGCGATCCTGCTCCTCAAAATCGAAGGCGTCCAAGTTGTCGTCAAGGCTGTCGGAGGGTGTCGCAGTTCCGTTCCCGCCCGAAGGCAGGTTGACGTTATTGCCGGTCATGTGGTGGTCCTTGGTCTAGCGCGGCCCTATGCCGGCGCATCCCTGCGAGTGGGATTGGCTTCCCGCACAATGGCGGCAAGCTTCCCTCGCAAGTCTCGTATCGCCCGCGCATCGCACAATGCGGCCTGTCTGGCCTCATGATCGGATGGCTTGGCGTAAATAGCTCTGTCTATTGCAGCGACCTCAAATTCGGCCATAATTTGCACGAATAGCGGGTCGTCAAGGAGCGACCGGGCGCGGGCAATGCGTTGTTCTGGCGTCATATGGACAAGAGCAGCACGAATGCCGCTTCCTCGTTTCGCTTGCGACGAGCTTGTTCAACCCGAATTGCCTCAACCTGTCGCTCCAATGCCTTGGCGAAGGCCATGCGGCGCGTCGTGGCGGCGTTCAGCGCGTCAACCGCGTCCTCTATGCGGGAAACGGCTATCGGCGCTACACGGGCCTCTGTGAACCATTCAACCGCATCGGATACGGCCTCAACCTGGGCCGGGGTTGGCTTGCGCCTGCGGGCAACCTTGGCCACCCGCTCGATTGTCTCGATCCGCCGTTCGGTTTCCTCAATGATGTGAACATTGATTTGCCGTCTTGGCTGGATCGATGGCCCACCATCAGGACGGGTGGCAATCCCAAAGTCGCCTGACGCAGTGAACGTGAGCGACGTTGAGCCGCTTATGTCCGCAATTGACGAACCAGACCCGATGATGTCCGCCGTCGTGGCGAATATGAGCGACGAGGCACCGCCTACCAACCCGCCACCGGACGCGGCGGCGGATGGCGTAAACGTCAGGGTTGACGCGCCGATAAGCGGGCCATCACCTACCATCCCGCCAGATGGCGTGAAGGTAAGCGATGTTGCGCCTTCGATGTTGGCGCCGGCCCCGCCAGAACCGGTAAGGTCTGCCGTCGTAGCAAACGACAGGTTTAGCGCGCCGGCAAGCGATCCATCCCCTGCCAGTGCGCCCGTTGGGGTAAATGTTAGACTTGAGGCACAGGTAAGCGCTCCGTCGCCAGTAAGTTCAGCCGCAGTCGAAAAAGCAAAAGCAGCTTGACCGGCTATAAATCCGCCCGCGCCGCCTGCTAGGTCAGCAATCGCCGGAACGCGAATGCGCAAAGGCATCGCTTAGTCTCCGATCAAAGGCGGACGGTTGACGAAAGGGTGTGTGGCTGGCAGATTGCCTTTCAAATCCCATTTCCAGGCCAGATAGCCCTCGATGCTTTGAAGCGTCGCAAACGCGATGGCACCGGTAAAGATGATTTCCGCTATCCAGGAGTTCCACGCCGTACCGCCGCCGGAGCCCACGTCGCTGCCAATTCGAATCCCGGTGGTGCTCAGCGCGCCAGACTGCCCCGTTAAGGATTGCCGCGCCCCGCCATTCGCCGAAATTGTGGTTTCGTTTGATGCTGCCCCAGCCGTGCCGAATGCGCCCGTGAGCAACACGGGCGCTGTATTCCCCAGCCCGGTCACCACCGGCGCGGCAACTCCGCTGCCGCCCGCAATCAGCATGGCTGACCCCGCATTCGCACCAGACCCCATATAGCCCTGTGCATACGTCGCCCCAGCGCCAAGTGTGTCCGGGTTTACGCCCTTGGCCACCCACAGCCTCCGATACGTGCCGCCGCCGAGCAGGCCAGCGGTGGACGCAACTGCAAATGCGCAGAATTGTCGGCTTGGCGCGATGGAGAAGTCCGGAGTATCCAGCTTCGTGGCCGAGGCCGCTGTAAAATTCACGGCAGGAAGGCCGTTCAGCGCGTTGGCCAAAAAGGCGGGTCTCCGAACCGTTGTCGTGGCGTCCCTGCCAAACCCGCTTTTATCCCGCCACGAATCTACTCCGCTGGCTCCTACGGACAATGTGGACAGATCGGCGGCGTCCAGCCAAAGAGAAGGGCCAACAAGTAATGGCGTCCACAACCGCCCTTGCAGCTGCGCTTCATCATACCGGCTGATGCCACGCGGCATTTCAGGTCACGCCCTCATTCCACGGCCGTACGTAAAGCTCATTCCCGGATGCGGCCAGTGACACGCCCGCGCTATTGACCACGCTAAACCGCATGGAGAATGGGTATAGCCTGACCATATTGACAAACGCCACCTTGGCGGATGCGCCGGAGGTAAGCGGGATGACATACAGATCGCCGCCGATCCGGTCTGCCGTATCAGTGCCGTCATTCAGGGTGACGCGAAGCGTTATCGAACCACCAGTG